TGAAACTTCAGTATGAGCGTCCTCAGGATATTCCAGATCATGTCCAACAGCAGCGACGACTTTCGTAGGCCGCTTAGCTTCGAAGAGTACTGGTACATCCTTATAGGTCTTATAAGTCTTGAACAATTCAACCATCTTGTTCAATTCGAGGACTTCTAGATCACAGAGTTTAGCCACCTGTTGGTTGATCAGGTCTCTGTCGTTAGGGTCTTGTGGCCAAGCATGTGCTATCTTATAAGCTTCCTCATTTGTAAACTTATCACCATCATAGTTCGTCTTTGGATCATCACCATCAGCCTTTTTCAGGCTGAGGCGACAATATTCTCCGATGATGGGCGTGATGGAATCTGTGGTCAGATAACCTACGCTCTTATTAACACGTGCTTGCGAATCGGGGATCGATGAGCTTGCTGACAAGTGTATCTTAGCAATTGTTCTCATCGGATCTTGGAATGAGGTCTCCGTAGTGGCAGGATCACAAAAGTACCGGCCCAAATATGGGTAAGGTCCATTGCGATGGAGCTCAGGCTTCAGGTTCAAACCAAGTTCATTACACACTTGTTTAAGTGCGTCTTCCAATCCGGGGCAGTTTCGCATATACCCATCGTCACCACATACCAAGCCAATTAATGCCATAGCTTCCTGGACGCTCTTGCCGAGCATTCTAAGGGCGCAATACATTACGTAAGCATTGATAATCGTGTTGGCGTCAGTGGTTATAGGACTGCCACTTCGCGTTCCGCAGCCAGCATCGTACTTCAAACCACACTCCGTGAAGGCTGTCGTCGTAAAAATTGCCTTATAAAGGCGACCTAATCTTCGACGTTCAGACGGGGCGAAAAAGTGCATATAACACGCCTTAGCAACAGATTGCAAAAACTGTGAAATTGTACCATCAAATCGCCCAAAGTCAGTTGTTATAACTCCATCACGGGTGGTGAGTTGTCTCAAACGTTCGATTGTCTCAGTAGGCGTCTTTCCAGGGCCATACCATATCTGGTTCTTAAGCACCGACTCCTTGAAGGCGTAGGTGTATTCAGATAGCAGAGTGGTGACCGCTTGTGGGACCTGAGTAATCGTGCGTGGATCATTGGGGGCTGCATAACCTTCGGCTTTAATAAAAGTTCTCAAAGGCCCTGCGACATGCTCGGAAAAGTAGTGCTTAGCGTTTTCAAACCGGTTCTTTTGGGCTGCTT